TTGAGCTATAGGATACATACTTCTCAAAATCATCCTGCAAAATGAGCTATACGCCGAATATTTCAAGATGTCCTCAAGATGATTGTTATTATATATCATTAAGTTTTTTATCTCTAAAACTGTAGTATTAGTGGAGCTTGAGAACTCTGCCAAAGAGCTAATATTTGCAACTAAAGTCGAAACTATATCCTTTATTTGATCTCTCGAAATATTGCCAGCAGTGGTAAGTGCTACTATATTATTCGCTTGTTCATATGTCAAAGAGGAAACACTATTATCCGAAGCCTCCTGAGATTCAGTTTCAGAATAACCTGCAATACTATCAATTATTCGAGCTTTCTCTTTAGCCTCATTAGCATACTTTGTATATTTTTCTCGCAATTCTTCAACATGTTTATCAAGTACACCTTCTTCTGCATATTTGCCAGCAGTCTTATATAAGCTTTCCAATTTTGATTTATATTGAGATGCAATCATATCCTTAATGAGAGCATTCCTTATATACTCTGCGAAATTCTTTGCAAAAGTCTGGCTATCGTTATCCATGTCGGAAATAAGGTCTTTAAAATCATCATAAAAATCATCGTACGATACATCCAAAAGTGAAGTAAACTCTGTATTGAGCAAATCAGCCATCTTTTGAACCCTTTCTGCATAATTCTTTATATCAGAAGAAAGTTTATCTCCCAACAAAGCCATTGCGGTTGCATTCTTAGAAAGAGTAACAAGGTCTTTGTCTGATAAATCCCATAACCACTCCATTCTTCCAAAATCAGAAACACTTCCTGCACGTCGCTTAAATACTTTAGCAAAATAATCGTTAAGTGCATCATATCCTTTATTATAAAACGTTCTCACTTCATCTGAACTAGAGTTGAGAGATGCTTTAATATTCTTCATAATCTTCACACCTTCTGAACTTGACGATCCCATACCGAGAAAACCTTTTGAAGCTCCGCTACCAAGCCAAGTATAAGATTTAGACTTAACCGCATCTGCCGAAGATCTTTCAAGTTCGACCATCTTATTATAGTAACCAATAGTTTCCTTCATTGTATTGTTAGTCTTTTGCATGCTATCATTAAGAGAACTTATATCGCTATCAAGCAATTTAATATACGTATCCATCGTCTCTACATACCCAGATAGTGTAGCATCAGCTTTGTCCCCGAATATTTCCATTATAATCTGTATAGCTTTCAATGCAGCTTCAATGATAGCAAGTATTGCGACCGACTTTTCCATTGACGATACAGCTTCGCCAAAAGCTTTTATCCCATTAGCCATTGAAATCCCAGCCAATATAGCTCCTCCAGCAAGTTTCAAGCACTCCCCAGTAGCTCCACCTATAACATTACCAGCTTCCTGCAAAGCATGGGCGTAACCTTCAACGACTTTAGTAAGACTATTAAAAGACTTCTTCTCTTTATTTTTAGCCTTAATCATCTTTTGCGAAGATTTACTCATACCTTTTGTTGCTTTTTCTTGCCCTACGGTATCTCCTTTCGCTTTAGAACTATTAAAATCAGCTTTGTACTTGTCATATTCTATCTTTGCTGCTGCAAATTCTGCACGCGCCTCCTTTATCGAGTTCAAAGGCTCTGACAAATCCATTTTCTCTTGTAAATTAGATAAAGCATCTGTTAATGTCTTTATTTGATCTGGAGTAAGCTCTTTTGATAAATTGATAAATTGCTCCAACTGTTCCTTAATCGCTCCTGCGGTAGAAGAGTCTACATTATCAAGATTACCGAATACAAATTCCCAATTTATATCATCTTTTAATTTATCTAAATCAAGGTTATTCAGTTCTGCTTGCTTTTGTTTTTCAAGAGCTTTCCTTTCTCCTTCTATTTTTGCATTACTTATTTTCTTAGCATATTCCTTAGCAATAGCAAGACGCTTTTCTTCATATGTTCCGTATAACTTATTATAATTTATTAATGCATCTTCTTTTTTGTCTTGCTCTTCTTTATCAATCTTTTCTTTTTCTCTGGTGTAATTGTTGTTCTCAGTTCCTTTAAGTGCATTTATCTCTTTCTGCTGATCATCTGTAAGGGAAACAGCTTTCCAACCATCCTTTCCTTCCTTTGTTTCAAAGTATTTTATTTTTTTATTCTTGTTTTTCCGATTCCATACCTCCTCATTATGTTCATAGATAGCCCTTTTCATTTCATCGGCTTGTTCTTCTATCTGTCTAAGATTCTTCTTATGTTGTAACTCTCGCTCTTTACGCTCTCGTTGGCTTTCATCAGAGATTTTTGAAATGATTTCTTCTTCTATAGCTTCAAGTGAATCCAGATGATCCTTTTCCATTTGCTCGTCCCACTTACGTTGAGATTTAAAAACGGTCTCTCTATCATCAGCTGCTTTTTCTATAGCGTTATTCTTTTTGGAAACTGATTTTACTTTTTTAGGCGTTATTGATTTATTCCTATCTACATTCTTTGCTTTTTCTTCCTCTTTCTTCTTCTTTAAAGCAAGCTTCATATATTGTCCAGCCATAAGCTGTTCCTCACGCTCATTAGTATAGAATCCCTGCTTATTCTTCATTACAAGAGAATGTCCAGTTAAATCCTTATGATTTTTCATTCTCTGAGCACGACTTTGATGAGACGCAGCAAGATTAGAAAGCTGTTTAGAGGTCATTCTTTTAGACACACCAACCATCCAAGCTGGAGGAGTATTTAATTCAGTATAACTTATCTTCAAATTAATATGCGTCTCATTATACGCCTTTATCAACTCATCTATAGTCGATCCAAGTGATTCTATATCTAACCTTGCAAGCTTAGTCTTATTGGCAAGTTCCATTTGCGACTCAGACATATGACTACTAACTATTGTAGCATGTCTGGCTGCATTGGCTGTACTATTGACAGCATTAATATTATTAGTATATTCTTCCCTTGTATGAGATAAAGCATAAGCCTGCGCTTCTACAACAGCCTTAGCTTCCCTTCCTGCAGCAGAAGAGCCTGTTACAGCTTTAGCATAAATAGCAACCTTATCACCAAGGTCAGAAACAGCTTTATTATATGCAGCAATAGCAGGATTACTAATGCTTGACTTCCAAGAGCCTGTTAGTTTCACTGACTCTTTTGTCGCCTCATTCATTTCATGGAGTTTTTTTTGCAAATTCCCAACTGAAGCATCATCTATAAGAGTTACAAGCTGATTCTTTTGAATATCAGAGAAATCGTTAGAAAGACTTTTTTTAATATTTTCTTTTATAGACTCCATCTTTTCTTGGTACGCATTCCCAGCAGCTGTAATATCATTAGCTTTCTGTCTTTCAATAGATTCTTCTTTAATAAGTCCTATTAACTCTTCTTTCTTATCAATAAGCTGGGAATAAAGATCTTTTTCCTTATCTATTGTTATACCGTACTCATCAGCAATATTTTTCAGCTCTTCCATAGTATCTTTCTGAACTTTCGATGTATGAATAGCATCACTTTCCAGAATAGCATACAAGCCTTTTACCTTACTTGCTGATTTATCTGCTGATTCTCCGTATTTCTTTGTGGACTCTGCGGTGTCGTCTGTTGTATCTGCGAAAGTCATAAACAACCCTATAGCCATTGAAACTGCCCCTATAATAGCACCTATAGGATTAGTCATCATTGCTATCTTCATTGCATTCCAAGAATTTTTCACTCCATTAATAGCAATAGAAAAAACAGTTTGTGCAGCTGCACTTGCTTTTGCTTGTATAGCGCTAAGTGTCATTGCGATAGTATTAGATTTCGTTGCTATCGTATTTCCACTTGTAGCTGCGGTGTTCACTGTTGTTGCGGTGGTGTCAGCAGTATGTGATACTGCATTAAGTTCTGTCTGAGCCGTGTTAAGTTCCCTTTCTGCCGTATTTACCTGTTCTTGCGCTGAATTTACAGCAAGAGCAGCTGAATTTTCATTCTCACTTGCAGTTTTTAGACGTTCTGCCGCTGCACGTTGTTCTGCGAGAGCGGCTTGTAACTCATCATATCCGTCAGCATTTTGAGTTTCTTCATACTCATTAATCAATTTTTGAGTATCAAGATATTCGAGAGCAGACTGTACTCTTGCATCTGATGCTTCTTTACTTCTATAGGCAATAGACAATTCTTCTTGTGCAATCTGATGGCTTTCTGCGGCTAAATCAAGTTCTTTTTCAGCACTTGCAAGATTACTCGTAGCATTAGTGACATTCTGTTCTAAGAGGCGTTGCTTAGTAGCAAGTTGCTCTTGCAAAGAAAAAAGTAACTCTCTTCTCTGTGCCACTTCGTTTGCCATTTCTTGCGTAAGAGATCCACTTGCAACAGCCTCTTGCAAATCCATATTCTGCGATTCTTTTTTACCTGCAATCAAAGATTGTATAGACTCTATCTCTTCATTTATAGGAGCGAGCATGGCGTTCCCCTTTGCAGAGCTTAACTCTGCTCGCTTAGCAGCAATCAATTCAGCCTGAGCTTGTGTTAATTGTTTCTTTATAACCGCTTCATGCAAATCAGCGTTAGCAATAGCATGTTTAGCTGGTAGCAAAGCATTCGTCTTATCAATTTCTTCCTGTAAAATATTAAGTTCTGCTGTAGTCTTAAATTTTTGCTGCGCATTCTGTATTGCTACAATTGACATTAAGGCTACTTTATATACACCGTATGATGTTATAAGCGTAGCAAGCACACCTCCAACTGTTTTGTAATTTTCTATCAATAAAGATACTCCTGACAAAGCTGTATTTATAAAGCCCTCATTCTGCTTTCCAATGTCATTGTACATCATATCAATAGAATCCTCTATATTACTTATTTGCCCAGTAATAGTATGAGATTGAGCTTCCATAAGACCTCCGAACTTACCTCCTGAATTAGTCATACTCTCTATGGCTTCTTTTACTTGCGCTGAGCCGACCTTACCAGCAGTGACCAATTCGCCAACTTTATCTTTTGCTACTCCGAACTGTTTTGCAAGTTCATCTGCAATAGGAATACCACGCCCTTGAAATTGTCGTAAATCCTGAGTAAACATTCGACCTTGCACCATAGTTGTCCCATATAAATAAACTAAATCACCAAGAGGTATAGAAAGTCCTGCTGCTATATCACCTAATCTGACAAGAGTATCATTTACTTCATTTGCTTTAATTCCATAAGCCAATAACTGTTTAGCACCATCGGCAACACCTTTCAAATCAAAGGGAGTTGTAGCAGCTGTCCTCACAAGTTGATTCATAAGAGTGTTAGCTTTATCCTCACTCCCTAACATGGTTTTGAAAGCAACTTCCAGTTGTTGGAATTGTCCTCTAACTTCCATTACCTTACTTGCAAACTGCTGTGCAGAAAAAGCTCCAATGGCAGTTGTCGCAGCAGTCTGTATCTTTCCAAATACTTGCTCTATCCCAAGACCACTTTGCTCAACAACTTTTTGCGTCTGTCTTACACCATTCTGTACTCCTTGCAAAGCTGAGAGCATATTTTTATTGTCCCCCGTGATATCAAATTTTAACCCTGCCATTGTCTTTTTATTTTCCTTTTTTATGTAGTCTATTTTATAAAAGTATATTCTTTTATTTCCAGCTCATTTCATGTATAGCACACATAACAGAGTCCTTGCTGTTCCCGTCTATCATATCGGAAGTATTGTTGATGTGCGCATTCTTCATCTCGTCGTCTGTCAGATATAGTGATGTTACCTTGTCTTTCATCAGTAGTTGGAGGTTAGTATAACTTATATGCCACAGAACATAATCAAACGTCCACTTGTATCTCTCACACGCTGCGTCTATTAATGTTCCGTAGATAGACTTTCCTCCGAAGCTAAATGTACTCTTGCTTTCCTTTGCCTTGGCAACTTCTGACATTCTTTCAAGTTCCTTATCTATCCCTAAGTGCTGGATAAATAAAGTTGTCTTGTCATTAGTAAGACATGCGAGTATAAGCGTTGCTATATCCTCGTTATCCATTTCACGTAGAAAGATGTTTCTTCTAATTGTTACTATTCTATTGTTTAGTACCTCTTTCTTTGTCTGCAAGGTGTGGTAAGCCAATAGTAGGCAACAATCCTCTTTCTTCGTTTCTACGAGCCTTAATGCTTCTGCGTATGGGTTAGCTTGCAATAGGTCTGTATTGATATTGAGATTATCTATTACTCTTTTCTGCAAATACATCTTGCCGAGTGTTATCGGATATAAATAAAAATGCCGACGTCCAACGCTAAAACCTTTTGGCCTGTCTACTATTGTATCAACAATATCCAACCCTATTTGCTTATCCTTATCCATGCTATTTATCTTTTGTTGCTGAGAGAGGAATCGAACCTCTGACCTTTACCTTTATGAGGATAACGAGCTACCTCTGCTCTACTCAGCGATATTAAGCTGTCTGTCCAGCTGTCAAGCGTCTGTCCGCTTTGCCGTTATCCTAAAATACCAATATTATTCATCTGCATCGATAAATACCACGTCTGTGTCTTCAAGCGTTGCACCCTCCTTGATAGTTGAAAGGTCTTTAGCAATGGTACACCACTTCACGATGTTTCCGCTATCTGGTTTCAATCCGTCATGATTGTAGGTGAGCAAACCACCCTCCTCTGTACTATACTCGTCAGAAAGAGATACAACTGTATTTTCCATTCGTGGGCCTGGAACAGTAATGTCTTCTGGCTGGACGAAGATTGCATAACGGTGAGCTATCACACCATTAGCATCCTTGAAAGGTTTTTTTCTACCTGCAAGTCTACGCAATACATATTCAAGAACATATTTGTTTGCTGAATACTTTACTGCTTCGTTCTCACCACCCTCAATTGGGGCTTCTTTCTTATCACCCTTTGTAGGAGTAAGTTTTGTAGTGTTCTCTTTCGGGGTTCCAAGTTTTATCCACTTAGAGCTTTCGGTATCAAGGTCTTTGACAATGATATTACATTTACCCCATCCAATTGGTTTTCCCATAATTTTTATTCATTTATTATTTGATACAAAATTTTATTATTTATCACGTGTTCGGAAGTATCACTTGACTCTATCACTCTCTGACCACATTCAAAATTAGGGTCTGTGAGAGACAGACGGAAATCATTCCCTCGCACGTTATCGAAAAGGTCGAATGACATCTGACAGAGCTTTCTTAAGCGTTCAGAATCTTCCTCGCTTTGATTATCACGGTCTTCATCAGCAACATAGATATTGGCATTCACATAAGCTATTTGCTTCTGCTTCGTTTCATTTGCAAGTATTGATATTATTATATCCTCACACCTTGAATCTCTTGGCCTGACAGAGGTTTTCTTCAACTTGCCTGTTACCTCTCTGAAGAGCGCAGACTTATTGATTACTTTCCAAATATCGTCCTTAATGTCTATATCTGATTTCATACTGCTAATTTGTAGATTTTACGAATAGCTTCTTTCTTAGCTCTTTCAAGCCGAGCATTGATTACACGCTTTGCCCAAAGTTCAGTTGATGCCAATACATCCTTGTTTTCAAGTGCTTCTACATGGCTCGCATAATTCATTCCTGCCACTACTACCAATGCGTATGCGTTGGAATATTCGCTTCCGAGCTGGCTTATCATCTTCTTACCCTCCGAACTTCCTTCACCGCCTTGTAAGACTGTTCTGAAAGCCGATTGTAGTTGCTTTACTCCGTGATCATAAACGGCATATCCGATTGAGGAACGAAGATTTCCAGTCTGGTCATACCAACTCTCATTTCCTGATCTATCTCTAATTTTAGCAATACACTCTTCCCCCAACTTAACAAGACAATTTGTAATCTCGTCTTTCAAGATTTCAAGTGATTTGTAGAGTATCCTGTCTACTTCACTTAACGGGGTGGTCATTCGTATTACCATATCAAATCCAAATCTTACATTGATGTTGATAACGATGAAAACCTAATACTGTAAAAATTTTCCCTGCACATTTACCATAGAAGTTTATACGGATTTTTTCTCCGTATTGAAACTCTCGACAATCATGTGGTAAATTGTATATGGTATATGAATACGGGTGTATTGAGCCATCTGGAATAGCTATAGTATTAGCTTTCCCTGCAGGAACAATATCGCATTTATAAGCATTTTCAACCCAATAGGTTTGACCTTTCTGATAGTCTCCACTTTCTGGGTCTTCATAGCCCTGCGTTACTGTCTGGTAACTGAGAGAGTGTGCAGCAAAATCAAGTACAGCCATATTACTCACCGAAATACACCATCGGATTATCAACATCTACTGTTGGTTCACCGATGGACTTATACAATGAATTTATACGAACCAAAAGCCGTCTTTTATCCTCGTCAGTAAGTGTTCCTACACTCTTATCTGATTCAGAATAATTAACAGCTTGCAGAAGAGAGTAAAGACAGTCCGCAAGTGCACCTTTCCACTCGTTGGTCTGTGATACTTCATACGAGTATTCCGCACCACCTTCCAACTGACGTTCTATAAGCTTATTCTCTATAAACCCAACTGGTATTGGATAGTGAATTTCATCACGGAGTGCTTGCAAAACTGTCTTCATAACTTACACGTTTTTTACGTTTGCAAAAAGAATTGCCTCATCTTCATCACTCAAAGAATTGATGGCTTCGATGACAGCATCATCCTTGGCATCGACTCTTATCTTTACACCGAGAGACTTTAACTGAGCTACGAGGTCAGCTTTCTTATACTTCTTCCCGTTTACAGTTGTAAACTCATCAGTCGTGTCCGATTTCTCGGCTGTGGTATCAACCTCAGCTGATTTTGTCTCCGAGCAATCAATGACATAGATTTGGTCTACATCTTCGATTACAGGAAGAACAAGAGCTTGTCCGTTTGTAAACTCCTGTAATGGGTCAGTCTTAGAATACTTAGACACCAACTTGTATTGGTCTACGGTTGCATACTTAACACCCTCTACAGGGTTTGTAGCTTCTGCAAGTGTACCCCACACAAGTGAGCCAACTACATCAGAACACAAGAAAACCATACGGTCAGCATTCCATGGCTTGGTACTCTTTTGTACTCCATTTTTCTCCATAATAACAGAGCGGTCTACAATTTTTAAGGTAATATCAAACTCATCTTGGAAAGCCTCCGTAAACTTCTTAACAGACGGAATTTTCAATGTAGTCTCATTGGTATAAACCTTATCGTCTACGTCAGCAACCAACTCACGAGCCCAACGTTCCTTACGGATTTCGTTCAACTTACTCTTGGCAAGCATAAGGGTGGTAATTGTATTACCGTCTGCATCAGCTTTAGATTTGATGTTTTCAATATCCTCGTAGCTAACGTGTCCCTTAATGATTGTACCGAATGTATTGCTTTCGAGGTAACCGAAGTTCACACGCAAGCCAGTGCCTGTGTTGTCATCGTCCTCAACAAGCATTACTCCCTCTGACAATGCAGTCAAGAAGTTAGCTTCGTTCTTCTCATCAATACCGATAGAACAAGCAGCACCGTCATCGAGTAACTTAGTGAGAATACGCTGCTTCTCGGCTTTCTTTGCATCGTCTGTTCCTGCGGTAGAGTAGTGAGCCTTCATAATGTTGATAGCATTAATCTCGGTCTCACGCAAGATTTTCTTCATACCAACCTTAGGCAACTTACCATTAGAAGTAGACAACGCACCACGCTTCTTGATAGGCAATGGGGAGTCCATAGCGACCATATCGGCAGCCACATAGGTAGTCTTTGCGGACGTTCCCTCCCACTTTTGGTCTGCGCTGTAAACAGGTCGTAACATTTCCTTATGAAGATATGTACGTTTTACAGGAGCTTCCTTTTCCTTAACATACAGATTTAGTTTAGGCCAGATGCTGGCGATAAACTGAATAAAAAGTGATTCTTTCATTTCTTACCTCCTTTTTAATCGTGTTCAAAAATAAGGTTTGGAAGAGCGGCTTTTACAGCTGTTCTCATCTCTATAGTTAATGGATAAGGCATAGCCTTATCATTCACACGACCATTATCCATAATACCTACAAGAGGCTCGTTTGCTGACTTAGAGCAAACTACAACACCAACGTATTCGTGGCTCTCTGGGAGCGACTTATACGCACCGTCCTGTACAGGCATTGGCTTATAGGTGTAATTCTTTCCGTCCTCGTCAAGAGTACGAATAACGATATGACCAGCCTTGATAACATCTTTATTGAAGCCTGTCATATCAAGTGTTCTACCACCCAAAATACCACCAATGTACTGACGGATAACAACAGAGTCAATACCAAAAACTTCTGGCTGACCTTTTCCTAAATTAGCTTTTGCACCCATTTGTACTAAAATTTAATTAAACAAATTGCGATGATTACAGTTTAGCCAGCTCTTTCACTTCATCATCGGACATTACTTCTTCGTCATTCTTCTTGCTCCGCTGTTCAGCAGCACCACCTGTAGCGGCTGGTGCCCCCAACTTTTCAAGACCACGATTTGCCCTCTCTTGATTTTCTTCTTCAAGGTCTGCTTCGACCTCATCGTAGAAATCTTCAAAAGCCTCATCATCTTTGAATGACATTCGATTGAAGGCTTTAAGTGTTCTTTCTCCGAACTTGCCTGTATTCTTCAACAACTTTTCAAGTTTAGCCTTTCTACTATCAGTAGTCTTGCCATTCTTCAACGCTGTAATCTCGGACTGCATACCATCGAGCTTATCCAACAATGGTTTCAGTGCCTTTGCGAGTTCTCCCTCATTACCTTCATCGCTCTTCTTGCCTTTTCTTGACGGACTATTACGCTTACCACTTTCTGCTGGATTAGAGTCATCGTCGTCATCATCTACGTCATTATCGGTAGAGTGAGCGCTCTTAAACGCTTGGACTTGGCGGTCTGCCAAAGATTGAGACATCTGCAAGAATGGCAAAACGGCTTCAAGCTCATCGTTAATTGCTTCTTCCACTTCCTCATCTGTGGCATCTTCTTTAATCTCGGAGTCAAGTTTGTCGGCAATCTTAGCAGCAACACCCTTTAACTCTCTACGACTGAACCCAAGTGCCTTAACGTCCTTACTTGTTTTCAGTGCTTCTAACACTTTCTTAAAATGTTTCTTCATTGCGTTTATTTATAAATAAAAAAAATGGTCTGCTATGCAAGTGAACGCAAGCAGACCATAGTCGGTAGAACTACACCGTTTGAGCAATGAAATTACGACCAGTTCTGTTGCGTGCAACTTCACACGCTTTCGACTACAAATATACTTAAAAACTATTTGATTAGCAAATATATTTAATAAATATTTTTCACTAAATTTCCATCTATGAAAAAACGTGATATGTGTGTAAGAGGCATGCCACGTCAAAAGAAGTACGTTCCTAACCTTATTTCCGTTTACTTTTCTTTGGTAAAATCCAGCCTCTTTGTTTTGCTACCTGCTGATTAAATCTAATCCATACATCCTCATCTGTAAATTCAAAGTGCATAGTACCTTTCTTGAAACCCTTTATTCTAAAGAAGCTCCACTCATACCAAGTGCCATAGGACAAATTGTTCTTGTATACGTAATCATACAGGTTCGTTATATTATCATAATTGGTTCCTGTTATATAGCATAGTGCCTTGATTACATCCTCTATTCGTGTTACATTTCCACCATAATTCAAACTCATGTGCTTATTTAATGTGCTATATCTTGCATCGTAATCCGTCATATATGGAACGATAAACTTGCGATTAACCATATAGTTGGCATTTGTTTTCCATTTCTCTCCTGCTGTTGAGTTTTCTGCAGAGAAAGAGCAAATCAAATCAAAAGCTTCCAATAAAGCCTTATCCATACGCTGTCCTGTCGTTTGGATGACCATGTTTAGGACCTGATAAATATTGTGCATCGTGAACGGTACGTTCACCTGCTTTTCTACAAATTTATTGATCTGTTCACGTAATCCGTTTGTAGCATACTTATCCATGTTCAGTTTGTTGAATATTATGCGCCAGTAGTATTTTTGCAACTGTTTCTTATACTGCTGCCGACTGATATTTACTGCATTTCCATTTGTGTCAACTGTAGTAAAACGTATAGGGACATAATCAAACTTTGAATCCGAAAACTTTGCCACATCATTAATCTTGTTCGTAGCTTTCATAGTCTCATCAAAGAGTTTCACTGCCGAAGTATAACGATTTACCATATCCCTTACCACATTGTACTTAACAATACCATCTGTTTCGTTCTTGTTAAGAATGTCATCTTCATCCGAGAAAATATACCCAGCAAACTCATCTTCCGCTTCACCGTCTTTGTATAATTTAATAAGAGATACGCCAACGTTGGTTTTACGTTCTGCCGTGTCAAAAACGGTTCCAAGATATTCAGAGCAACCATATAACTCAACAAGCTCATACAGCTCTTGTCTTTCGCTTGAATACCTACGTTCCAAGTTGGAACTGTTGCATAATGATATAACCGTACAGCCTGCTGGTGCTATATCAAAGGCATGCTTAATATGCTTTATTCTATCACTGAACGGAGGGTTCATTACTATATAATCAACATGGCTGACTTGATCTGACGTAACAGAAAGAAAATCGTCAGAGATTAACTCGCATTTACCAGCAAGAAGTTTTTGTAACACTTTGTCTTTCTCGCAAGCTATTACCTCACCAGCTCCATTTTCCTTCAACCAACTGACAATGTTACCACTACCTGCAGATGGCTCCAATATTGTCTTTCCTAAAATATCCTCACCAAGCATCATCGTGTTGATAACATCTGTTGGTGTAGGATAGAAATCTGCGTTTTCTGTAAATAAATTCATTGCTCTTAATTTTTAGATGTTATTGTTTTAATTTTGTACTGTAAAGATAGTGATAATATACGAAAGCACCAAATATAATTCAGTGAAAATCAACGTACTATGTGATTTTTAATGTTAAAATTTACGAACAAAACAACGAAAGAATAATGTATTCGCAAGCTGAATACAGGTGTGTTTTTCAGTAAAAAAATAATTGCTCTTAGTGTGTTTGTGAGAATAGATACGATAGCCTAAAACTACCTTAATTGCTCTTAGTGTGTTTGTAGTGCGTAAATAAGCTTACGCTGACTTGCCATTTGGTATAGTGGAAACAAATCTTTCATTTCGTACACCTTTTCCACATCTTCTGGGTCATACATTACTTCTATAAGCCTGCAAATCGATTCAAGAAGATAATCCTTTGCAGAAAATCTGTCTTCCCGTATGTTCTTGATTATTTCGGCAGCAGCTTTTGGTATGGATATACTCTCCATTCCAATAACTGGTTTTTTAACACTGACTTCCTTTGCTATTACAACGGCAGGCTGCATCTTACCAATGGAAGTCTTTGCGACAACCTTACTTCTTATAACCGTATTTCCTTTCATAGTTATGCTTTCCTTATTGGAAACCTGTGTGACTTTTTCTTTTGTATATGGCTTACCAAAAACTGATATAAAATAGCTATTAAGATAGGAACACGGCTGTGGGTAACACTTCTTCCAAAAGGAAATGACTTCATACACACCTTGAAGAGATAGCATGCAAAACTTTCGCTTTTTACCATTCTCTACGAGGACGCATATCCGCTTCTCGAAATAATCGACAGGCTTGGTTATCCTCGCTGTTGCTCCGTTACTCATCTTCCCGTCAAGGATAATTTTTGCTACTTCCTTTGCAAGAAACAAAGGGTTGTTGGCTGTGCCGTAAACTGTGAATTGGTGTCCAAGCAATTCTACTTGTTTTAGGACTCTCACTTGTTCATTCATTTGTGTTATAATTTGAACAATAAAAAACTGCGCTACGAGTTGTTCAAAGTTATAACACAAACTTTTGTGGGCGTTTCCGCTACCACACTCGGCGCAGTATTTATAAAATACCTTTTATCTCGAAAGTTGTAGATACAAAAATAGCCGATGTTCAAATCGGCGATATTGCATCGTGTTATATTTTGAACAATGCAAAGGTAGTGGAAAAGTATGAGTTTACCAAGTTTTTGGGCATGTTTTTTCAGAATATCAAATAAATTTTAATCTTTTTCCAAACATGTGAATGAAACTTCAAAATTGTTTATTATCTTTGCATTACTAAACAAATACAAATAAAAACCAAAACAATGAAAAAGCATCTATTATTCTTGTTGGCTTTAATACCAATGATTGTGTTCAATGCCTGTTCGTCTGCCAATAAAGAAGACGAACGTAATGTTCTTGTTGGGACTAAGTGGGAAAACAAAACTTATAAATCGAATAGCGAAAATGAAATAGAAAGTGTTACAACCTTATATTTTCAATCCAGCACATCTATGACTGTATTTTTTGAAGGGGATTACGATGAAACAAAAGGATTTAAAACTCATAATAGTGCAACTGCTACCTATTCTTTTGATGGCTCTGTAATTACGGTTAAATTCAACGATTACTATGTAACGGGGGTAATCAGTGGAGAAAATTTGATAATGAACCAAACTTTAAAGAACAAGAGTAAAACTTTCGTGTTCAAGAAAGTGAATTGATCAACACTCAGTCTAAATACCTATTTTTATGGTTCTATTTATAAACATAAAAGGCGGTGTAACTACCGCCTTTTACTTATTAGATAGTTTCTTCCAAAAATCCTTATACTTCATAGCTTGCTGGGTAGTAATACCATAAGCCTTACACCACTTTTCCATTGTTTCACCATCGCAATTAAATCCAGCAACGCTCCACATAGAGCCTGCTTTAAGCTTTATATCTGTTTCTTTACTTATAGTAAATTCAGAGTGCATTTTTGTTGTAAATTCCTCTTTTAAATTATCCATAAGGCAAATTTACATTTTTTTATTTAATACCTAAATAATCATGAAGATGTTTTTTTTGAACATCATTAACAAGGTCTAAATATCCATGCCAAGACGAGCCTTTTAGCATTCTTTTACCAAATGATAAATTCGCCAATTCTTGCATTGGTATACTATCTTTATATCTTTCAATTACAGTAAAGGCTAATGATTTTTCTTCTAATGTTATATCCTTATTTTGAAACGCATTATCAATTAAGATTTTTACAGTCCCCTTATCAGATATAGCACCATATTTAGCCCAACAATATCCTCCAACGTCTATATTAGCATGTATATAAGCCTTACTTATTCCGCATTTCTCATATTGCTCTACCATTGCTGACATCAATTGCTTTGAAATACCTTTCCCCTGCAAGTCATCAGGTAAGACAAATAACTTATGGTCTACAACAGGAATACGCTTATCTCCGATTTCTTCATACCTAAAGTACCTTGATAATTCAAATTCTTTGCCATTTTCAAGTCTTCCTAAATATCTGAGGCTAACTTTCCCGTCAAAAGCATCTTCAAGTCGCTTTATTTTTATAGAGATTTTATTTTTATCACACATATTCTCAACGTACTTGTCAAACGATAGTACATCAAATCCTTTCATAGCACTATCATTAAAAGCCTCAACAGATATAAGCTTTCTCGCCCAAAATCCTCTTTGGGAAAGCTTTTCCCTTATTGATTCATTATAATCAAAAGCAGTACTATGAATACTACTAAGATATTTATTATTATCTCTTATCCAGTAAGGCAAAGTTCCTTTCTTTCTTGCATCTTTTACTCTGTCAGCATTTTCGCTCAACCATTCAGTAACACCGCTCGGAGATTCTTTTATAGCAGTGCCTGGCATTATTCCATCTTCATCATACTTCCAATACTCATCTTCGCTCATTACTATCGGAACCGTATAGCAGAGACAATTAGGGTGCCAGCCAACAAACTTGAATTCTTTTGGGTAATCACCAACCATATCATCACAAATATCACGTGCAGGGTGAGAGCCGGACAACTTTATCTTATATCCTAAAATAAAATCAAACTGCTGCCAACGTAATTGCTCTGCATTTCTGTAAGCAAGATTAATCTCATTCCTTGCTAAACGGATAGACCTATATTCACAATCATACGCCCTTGTTGCCTTTGCGTACCTTTCTTGATAATCTTTTTGTAATGAAGGCCAGTCGTTAAGATACTTACTTAATCGCTTCGATAGAGTAATAGCTGACATTCCTTTCTCTATTGCTGTTGATATCGTTGCTTCAAGCGAATCCTTGTAAATCTGCGACTGATTCCATAGCTTTGATGAAAGGTTAAGTCCTCTATCTTTTCTGGCTTGAAATGCCTGTAAATGGTCGCTGTTGACTTGATAGTAGTGCTTGAAGCGTTCGCTATTTATCTGCGCACGATAATAATTTAACACTTTCTTTGCTACGAGGTCTTGGAATAGATTACTATTCTTCCATTCTTCCGATGTGCCTGTATAAATAAGAGATTGCATATCACCTACGAACTGCCGCTGTAGGGTTTGAACTTGTCCTTTTACCTCTGGATAATCATCAAAAAGGAACTCTACAGACCCGTCATAGCCAGTAGATTCTACAATAGATGCTGCTTTCTCATTCAGCCTATTATAGATAGAGCGGACTTGCATAACGTACCCAGCAAGTCGCCTACTCAATTCCTTGTATGCCTTTTTCTGGTTTGGCAATCTTAGTTTACTCATTCAATCTAAATTTATCACACGCTTGCTGGCTTAACAACACACAGAACTCCCTATTCGTGTAGTGAGGACATTTTCCAAGCGTTGGCTCGCCTTTTACGCTCAACGTGTGGAAATTTGTTACTATTTCACAAAAAGCACACTCACGACATTTATGAGGGTCATTAATCTTTATCTTCTTCCTTGCGGACATACACTTTTAATCGTGATTCAACTACTTTATCTCCACCCTTCTGATACACTCTGTCAATAATAAGGTTGTTCTTTTCCAAAGCCTCGAAAATATGGCTATGGTTGTTACCTTTCTGAATACGTACCATATCAGATACAGCCTTTCTGTGTGAAGTTTTCGCTTCAGTAGAGCTTCTGTATTGCTTAATATTCATCTTTGTGATAGCAACAGCAATAGCAATTTCTTTCGGCTCATATACGTATTCTAATTCATATTTACAAGTAGAGCAAATCTTCTTTGCTAGTTTCACAAGTAATTTTGCAATTTTCTGTTTCATAAATTTATTTTTGTTTCTACGTTATAACTATAATCTTCCTCTATTCCAAAATCATTACTCTTTGCGCAACGAGAAAAACCAATAGAGCTTACTTCAAGACCCGTTTCTTCCTCAAACACCTTCATTGCGGAAGATATTTTCTGCTCCATTTCCTTCTTCTTTACTTTTACTTCATCAATTGTCATAATACTTGATTATCCAAATTAAACGCATTCGCACTATTAGCGGACTCAATAGCTTCCTCTGCCTGTATCTGTTTCAAAGTAGCCGAAGCATCGGAACTTTCTCCGTACTTCTGAATAGACTCTAATTGACTTTCGATTGCCTTACCGCCATTGGCTTTCATACGCTTGTTTATTTCCGCTAATTCGTCATTCTGAACGTAAGGAGTGATGATATGCTCTACTTGCACATTATCAACCTCATCTGCCCACTTTCTATTCATTACTTTCAAGAAAGCCTTAATAACATTACATTCTCTTTCGAGGAACTCTATCCACATACCGCTTTCATCACCAATCTTTAAGTGTGCATCTGTGAGTAATGTTTGACGAGCATCATAGCCTATATTGCCAAGTCCTTTCATATTCTCAAAAGACAAATCAGGCATCTGTGCTTGCATCCAGTACATCTTCTCCATAACATCAACATGATACTTCAGCGCTTCGATAGACTGCGCCCACGATACATAATCGACATTACCGCCATTTTCACACCTAACAACCCTTTGAGCCTCACCTTTGCTTTCCTGCCCTTTGATACCTCCGATAATCTTCAATAATGGTGCTGAGTTGTATGCTATAACATTCGAGTTACGAGAAACTGAATATTCTATTTCCTCACGAATAGGAGACAAACCATGATAAACAGGAAAAAGTCGCCAACCATAAACGCCGGGTATCTTCATCAAAACGATTTCCTCCCCGTTGGCTATTTCTCCATCTTCTGTTGATGTTGTTAAAACAGGCTCCCATTTATCATCTTCTCCGACACTCTTCCAAATATAATGCTTATCTGAGGTGTAGGTTTCAAAAAAGATAATATCTTTATCTTTTACTTTCTTCTTGTACTCAAAAGACATAGCGAGCATATCATCATACTCATTAAGCAGAGGATATAACTTCACTCCGTCCATTGAGGAAAACGTCTTACACTTTAACTTATATTCACTTTGGAAACCATATAGAGAGTTTGGCTTTTTCACGGCATACCAAACAGTGAATATTTCACACGCTGCATAATAAGCAACTGCACGCTTCAAATTCTCTGTGTCAATGCGGACATTCTTGTAAACTGCTTCAATAGCTTTTACGATTTCCTTTCTTGTATTGTTATCCTCTATGTTAGAATACACACGCTTAACAGGTATGGAGAATGTGAACTCTGCCATACGCTTGACATGCAGTTTCTCTAATCCGATAGGAATACGAGCAGATTTATCTACCTGCCCATCACTTCTAATCTTGTCTTTCAGAGTTTCGTTGTCTGTAAGAATTTTATGCTTTGTTGGCTCATAGTCTTTCTCTAACTTTTCCCAACTCGGTACTGAAACAGACTTTGTCTTTAAAGCATCTATTATTTCAGATGCATTGCTACTATCAAAGTCTATGGAACTGAAATCTACCATATTATCAAAATTTTAGATTACTACTACAAAAATAGTTAAATATATTTGTTATTCAAATATATTTAACTAAAATTTCTTTTCAATATAAAATTTTATATCTACAAGGTAGACTCTCTTAGTAAACAAATTATTTATAGATATTTGTCTGTTAGCAACAAGCTAACTTTTTCTATCTCTTTATCTGTATCTATACCAATGGACTTATAAAATTGCTCATGTCCATTTAAACCTTCATAAGCTATTTCAATACTTCTTTTCTCTTCCTTCGTGAATCCAAATCTAAATACCTTTATTATAGATAGTGCTTCCTTAAATTTTCCTGCTTTCAATAAGGCTTTTGCATCTTCCGTTTTATTACACAAATTCATACTTAAACAAGTCCAATAATTCTTCTTTAGTTCTATTCTTGAGCCAATTGTTGGCGTTCTCAACAGAACCTTTTAAAGGTCTAAATTTTAAACCAAGAGACCCAATAAGTAAACAAAATGTTCTATAATCAGCTTCTTTAGCCTCCTTTAACGTTGGTCTTTTTATAGTTACACTCGTAAGGGTTTCATTTGCTTTGCAAAACTTATTGTTCAGTACCTCTTCTTCTTTTATCGGTATAATATTATGCTTCATAAGTTTCTTGCCAATCTTTATTAATTAATTCTGTTGCATTAAAACTAAGTTCGTTACACCCACATGGAGTAAACAGAAAGTAACCGTTTCTCTCGTCTTTATATCCGCTCTTGTAATCTGATTTCCAAGCCTCGAAGTTATGGATAATGGCTTCTTCTGTAACATTAAAGCCGTTAGACTTAAATTCTTTGATAACTTCTTTTACATCAAAATCTTTATAACAATAACAACACTCTGCGTCATCTATTAATACTGTATATTCTTTCATATCTTTTTTCATAGTTTTAATTAATTACTTCCATGCTTTAACAATTCTTTGTTCAATCCATTTCGAAAGTTCATCCGAAGAATATATTATTTTCTTTGGAACTTTTACTTTACGACTTGTCTTTGCAGTTATACGACAATAATCTCTTATAAACTCCAATTCAACTACTTCTTTTTCCGCAAGCTGTTTCAATTCGCTGAATCGTACTGCTGGAATGTTTGTAGCAGAATGTGCTACCGATGAATTAAGATAAACTGTTATTGGTTCCATTGCTCTTTTGTTTTAATTGTTATTGTTTTAATTTTCTATTGCAAAGGTAGTGAAAATTTACGAAAGTACCAAATATAAGTAGTTGAAAATCAACGTATTATGCAATTTTTAACATTAAAGTTTGCAAACAAAAAGTGTGTCTATTCATCACGAACAAACACACTAAGAGCAATGAAATCGTCAGAAAAACTGAGACTTCGATACAAAGTTATAAAATATCTTTCAAAATGTCATCATTATTTACAAATTCTCGTGCATTTGGATAAAATGTGTTAGCCAAAGCATCTGCTAAGTCAGGCGACCTTTTTAGCCTTGTCTTTATGTCTTCCTTTGGCTCAATGATGATTTTTCCGCTGCTTTGGAACGACCAGCGTGGCTCTGTCAGTTCTTCATCAAGCATATCGTTAGGTGGTAAAGCGGCATTAAACCCATTCTTTGGATTTAACCAATCCCTTACAGCCCAATAACAATAGGCTCGCATATTGGCAAACTCATACTGACCTGTAATATCATTTAACCCTCGTGTACCCTCTGAAAACTTACAAGAGTAAGCATTGGTATATCCCAACTCTTCAAGCCGTGAGAACACGCCAGCACCCTCTCCAATGGTATCTATAAATGCTTTCGCTTTTGAGTCTTTGAGATATTGAACAATTTCCCCTGCTACTGCCATGTGGTCTGCCTTACCACCTGACTGATGTATCTTAATCTCTGAAACGAAATTACCGTATCGAGGAATAAAACAACTACTATCTCTACCCATACCTGCTACATCAACACCTATCACTGGATGCTTCTTTGAAACAAACCCTGCTTCGTGCAATTTTCTCCACTTTTCATGTGCCAACTCGCACCAATCAAGTGGTATCAATGTATCTTCTGTTGCTTTCGGAAACAATCCAAGCACCTTAATTCGGAACAAATCGTTTGGGCGGTAATAGCCTCCCTCCCATTCAAAGTCGCCTTCTCCCTTATTAAAACCTTCCTGCTGAATACGAGTACACCAACTTTCAACCTTGTCTTTTACCCACTCGTAATCTACTTGCCCGGGTATTACGTTCTTCTTCTTTACAACATTCTCTGCATTGAGTGAATTAAGGCGAAATTTCTTAAAACGTGGTGATTTCATTGCTTTGGCTGCATAACCGTTCGTAGTGTTCGGGTTAAACACTAACAGAATACGAGAATTACCCTGTAAGTTACCCTCAATAGCGTTAAAGGTTGTTTCGCTTATACCTGATGCCTCTGTAATAACGAACATTGTATTAACTGCGTGAAAACCAGACCATGCTTCTTGATTGTCGTCTGATGCTTTGAAACCTGTTAAGAACCATTCCGAGTGCTTCGTTCTTATTCCGTCTGAAAGTAGTTTGCCATCAAGTACTTTTGCGTTTCTAAATAAGCGACTAATCTCTGGTATCATAATATTAGTTACCTGTCTTCCTGTCGGAGCGGTCATTGCAACTTTCGTATTCTTTATAAGTTCATGATTTTTGTTCCATCGAGGTGTAAGATACAAAAAACATAGAGCAGCAACGGCAGCAATATAATCTTTACCACGAGCAGTTCCGCTGGAAACTGCAACCATTTTTTCTGTTTGAACGGCACGTAAGACAGCTTTTTGCTCATCGTCTAAACGGGTATGAAGGACTTCTTTGGCAAACAATACCCAATCGTTTCGCCAAAGTATCATTCTGTTTTTTGCTGATTTACTTATAATCTTCAATTTTCTAACTCATCTTCATCTGTTACAGACTCCATAAGTTCTTGGAACGGATTTACGTTCACGTCTTGCTCTACTCGCTCTACATAACCACGATTTTTTCCTTTTGTTTTTAAGAAGAAAATAATACCCGTCATGTTACCTTCGCTTATAGCCTTTAACAACTTACTTTCCGCAAAGTCAATCAAACCTTCATCAATGGCTTTCAGCCGTTCTTCCAATATTGGATTTTCTTTTCGCATCTTCCATAAGGTTGTCCTGTCTATATTCAATGCAGAAGCTGTAGAAGCGAGGTTGCCAGCTTTCTTCTCATATACTCGAGCTATCGTGTCAAAAGGTATTTTTTTTTTGTTTGCCATGTCTGATGTTTTTATATAAGTTGATAATGTTGAGTGTTTTTTGAACTCACTTACCTTTCTCTCTTAAACGCTATTTGTTTAGCTTGAAAAAGACTTTGACTACAAGTTTCCTTTATTTTGCTCTTGATATTTCTTTAAAAACCATTTCATAAGGTCGCTTCCCGATTCTTCGTAAACCTCTAACTCTTCCATAAGATTATCCGCTTTATCAATTACTGAGTGCATAGCTTCAATTTCTTCATCCGTGCGATCTGGTGCAAAATACGTTCTATCAACATTCATTTTAAGCATCTTCAACTCTAATTCCGTTAATTCGATTTTCTTTTCCATATTCTTTTTGTTTTAAATTAAGTATTACAAATATAACTCTATAATTTATATTTCCGAGCTATCGATATAGCTTTTTTGGTATATTTGTCTGATTTTCCATGAATACCCTTTGTTACGACCTCTGCCCAGAACTCATCGACATTAGAGCGTCCGTAAGATCCGTATTCCTTTTTCTTTCTATCTTTTTTAAACTGATTATATAAACTATTGATTTCTTTTCCTGCTGCTTGATGATTTGGAGAGGAGTAAGCGCTTGTCTATGTAGCGTGTGCGAGTTCATGTGTCATTGTATGCTGTGAAGCTCTGTTTGTAACATTCTTTCCACCCGTCTTATATTCTGTTCTTTTATAGTCTGCCTCCACAACTTTCTTCTTTCTGTCAAAGAATTTTTTGTTCAAATATACACCTTGTGAGCCGTTTGTCGAAATGTATGTCACTCCGTATGTGCCATCAATATTAGCAAGTCTGACATTCCTTTCACGCACTCCCATTACTTTCTCATAACGTGAGATAGCACGGTTTAACTGTTTTTGCATATCACGATTTTTCATATCACCTATACTTGATGATGAAGAAATCATCGCATTTGTCTGTTTCGGTGTTAGCTTTCTACCATTAGAGTTTACCGCTACCGATACACCGTTTGTTGCAATACTATAATTGTTTTTACCTGAATTTCGTCCCATACTTATATCTTTTTTGCATTTATAAAGTCCGTTATATATAGCAACCCGTTGTTCATACAAAACTCTTTCACTTTGCATCCACCTCCATATACAACCAAGTTAGGGCGTTCCAACCCTGATATTTCTTGCGCTACATAGAGGTCTGATTTAAGGCTTTCTATCCATTCGTTCAATCCTCTGGTAAAGAAAGCATTATAACCCTTTGGTATGCCCATTTTGTTGTATTCGATGAACTTGTGGGAGACATTCAAGTCCGCATATACTTTTATGCCACATTCTTGTAAATACCTCGAAAGCCATCGCTTTTTGTAAATTAAATGAATACCATATGCTAATGGTGTTTGATCATGACAACTACAATTAGGTTCTACAATAGCCTTGCATCCACTTGTCAGTAACTTGATAGGGTCTTTGAATATTGCTTCAAATCTATAATCATCGACATAAAAATGATATGTACTAACATCTTTCCTTAATCGGCTATTTGCACCCCAAGGCGATAAAGGAAGTTCAACCTTTCCAGCTTGCATTTCGAGCAACAAATTAGGTATCTCAAAAATATTGTCGCTTTCATATAGCACGTCTTTGAACATACTTTTATAAAAACTTTCCTTTTCTTTTTCTTCGTTACTCTCATCGTATTCAGACATATCACTTTCTTTTACGCTTGATACATCTTTTGCAGTCTGTTTAGGTTCTATTACAGAATCCTCTTTTATATTAGCATCATTATCTTCTGGTAATGACAAACCTATAAAATCGAAATCTACATCCTCAAAGGCTTCATCTGTTTGTAAAACACCGAAATCCCATTCTCCGTTATTGATATTATCCCTTATTATGATTTCTGCTTCATCATCTTTGGTAGTTTCGGAATATATTATACAAGGAACAGATTTGATTTTTAATTTCTTTGCAGCTTTTATTCGCTGGTTTCCTGCTATTACAACAAATTTTCCTTTTCGTTGGACAAGAGCTAAAGGTCTATGTACTCAAAAACCATTTATTTTAATAGAATCTACAAGCCGCAAGAACTCCTCTTTTGATATTGTCCTTGGATTATCTTTCAACAGACAGATTTCAGAAACATTTAGGTATATAATATCACTGCTCTTCATTTATTAGCTAATATTTATATTTTTATTCATAAGTAGAATTATTAACTAATTGCATAAATTCGGCTCTTATTTGAGAGTCGTTACGAAAAGCACCATCAAGAAAAGAAGATGTCATTACACCTTTCTTTTTTACTCCTCTAAATTCTTTACAACCATGATGAGCTTTCATTACAAGTGCTATCCCTAATGGAGGATTTTCATCGTTAAGAGCTTCTTTAATCATTTGTACTATATCATGCACAAGACGTTCTTGTATTTGCAGTTTTGCACTACAATAATCCACTACACGACCTATTTTAGAAATACCTAATATCTTTCCATTAGGATTTGGGATATAAGCAAACCAATATTTACCCCAAAAAGTCCGTGCGTGGTGTTCGCACTTACTATTAAAACTTCCGCTATCAATAACCATATTGTCGTAAACCAGCCCATCGTTGCCATTTTTAAATACAGTTATTTTAGGCTTTTGTGTAAGGTCGTATCCTCTGTATATTTCTTTCCACATTCTAACGATACGCTCAGGAGTTCCTTTTAAGCCTTCTCGGTCGGGATTTTCTCCGATGTATTCAAGCAGCTCTCTGATATACTGTTCAGCTTGTTCTTTTGTTATCTTCGTCATAATATTTTGTTCTCCTTTATTTACCTATTTTTTTTGCATATAAATATTTATTTGCATTTTGCCGTACAAATTTACCTTACTGCGAGTATTTTCTGAGTTTGCAAAGAAATTCTCCATTCGGGGTGTGCTTTAATATACTCTACGGTAGCGTTGATAATCTCAGCATTCTTATTTGCATCTTGCAAGTCGCATGGTTGTAAATATTTGTAAGTTGCACGGATATTATCATATCTTGACATATCGTTTTTACTATTATACACCACCTTTAACTCGTCAATAAATACTACTTTTAAGTTAGCTCTCTTGCAATACTCAAACTTAGGCGAGCAGGTTATAAAATCTACACCATTAGGTATTTCGTTTGTCCCATTTGTTTCGATAGCGAGGTACTTTCCTATTGCGTGCAATTTAGCGCAAAGGCTCTCTGTGAGTTGTAGCGTTGGTTCTCCACCTGTAAAAACAACGTGAGTAGAATTTCCACCTACACGTTTTACTTCCGCTATAATATCTTCTTCTGACATTTCTTTGTACGTTTTAAAATCGGTTTCACAAAAAGGACACTTTATATTACAACCCGAAAATCGTACAAAGACTGTTGGAACACCTGTGAATCGCCCTTCCCCTTGTATAGAATAGAATATTTCGTTTATTCTGTATCTCATATTTTTTATTTTAACGCACAAGACTTTCAATACCTTTTATCTTTGTTTCGTCCACCGCTTGAGCAATATTACCCTCACTTTCTTGTACTACTGCTTTGTAACATTCAGGAAATTGCTCTACAACCCAGCGAGCCATGTTTTCTGCTGTTGGATTATATGGAATAACCTCGTTTATATAAGCATGGTCAAGACGAGCGTGTATTTTATTTTTAATGTGCTTAAAGTCTAAAATCATTCCATCTTGATTAAGTTTATTGCAGCTTACAAGATACACAGTTATAATCCAATTATGACCGTGCAAGTTTTGACATTTACTTTCATAAGAGAGTTTTAATTGATGCGCTGCCGCTATCTCCATTCTTTTTGATACACTGTAAATCATATTATTTTAATTTTATTATTATTAATATTCGTACTCTGTTAAATCTTTAATGCCAGCATAAGCAAGAGCTTCTTTACGCTCTACGCAAGTCCCACACTTGCCACAATGTTTTTTGTTACCTTTATAGCAAGAATAAGTTTCAGAATAATCAAGGTTAAGTTGCTTTCCTATCTTAGCAATCTCTCCTTTTGTTATATTAGTATAAGGAGCGAAAATGGATATATTTTCAAAAGTACCTACTGTTATTGCTTTTGATAAATCTTTTATAAATTCAGGACGGCAATCGGGGTAGATTGTGTGATCCCCAGCATGATTTGCAATCATAACGTGTTTTAGCCCATATGATGCCGCAAAACCACAAGCAATAGAAAGCATAATACCGTTACGAAAAGGTACAACAGTAGATTTCATATTATCTGCGGCATAATGTCCTTCGGGTATCATTGATGCACCTTCTAAAAGCGAACTTTTAAAATATTTATGCATAAAATCCAAAGGGATAGTAATATGCTTAATACCTAATCTTTTACAGTGCATTTCTGCCAACGGAATTTCTTTAGAATTATGATTACTACTATAATTAAAAGTAATAGCAAGAGCTATTTTATCCTTATAATCATAAAGTAGAGTAATACTATCCATTCCTCCACTAACAATAATAACTGAGTCTTTTTCTTTCATATTTTTTATTTTTACACAAATTTTCGTTTTATGAAGCGTTTAAAAGTTTCTCTCTGCATATATACCAAACTTTACCCATTCTTTAAAATTATTCACAGCTCCCTCTCTTGATTTAAGGCGACATCCTTCTTTTTTAAGCTGTTCTAACAATCCTGTATAAGGATTAAACTTATAAATATAGCCACCACGGTTTCCATAAAGCCAAGCTGTACTATCTACGCTATCAAAATGATATTTTTTAAGATTAGAGATAGTCGTATAACCAAGTCCGTGTATCTTGCAACCATATTTATGAGCGGTTTTAATAAACCAAGGGAAAGCCGTTTCATATTTTTTACGGTCTATTTCCTTTGTTACAATCCCTCCGAGTGCTACATAAGGATATTGCTCACACATTTTAATAAAATAGTCTTTCCCTCTATTAAAATGCCATACAGGGATAGGCTTTTTATTTGTAAGATTTTCTAGTTTTCTTCTTAACTGTTCAACTTTCGCAAGACCAACGACACAATCAATATCGAGTTCAAAGAATAATTTTATATCGTACTTCTTTATAAATGCGGCATATTCTTCTACATATTTATTCCAATTCACTTCCTCTTTATGAGAACCAGACATAAACGTAAATGCACCACTATCAAGCATAAACGACCCAAAATGCTTAACAAGTGGCATAAAATCTTTATTTTTCCTTAGATAATAATAACTTTCAAGAATATTAATATTTTTAAGACTGTTTTTTTTGTGTGTAATTATATTTTCTCGAAGTATCTTTTCTTTGTTATTATGACCTGCTAAAAATACTTTCATAATATTAACTATTTCTTTTCTACTCTGAGGTGATGCTTTATAAATTTTCATAACTTTATTAAAATGCGAACTACTTACTTGTGAACATAAATCTTTGTTATTACTATTAATAACATACTTTAAAAGAATTTCTTTTAAAGTATCCTCTGACAAACTTTCTACCCCTCCCTCCCTTAAAAAGGAAATAAAACAAGTAGCTGGATATGGATTTACTCCTGCAAGGTGTACTTTCATTTTACTCTAATGCCATTATATTCTGATATAGCATCTTCGATAAGAACTTTTATTTCTTCTTTTAAATTATTATAGTTGTTAGGAATAATAACTAATAGTTTTTCTTCTTTTTCTTTTTCAGAAATATTTTCATTGTCATTAAAAAAGTTATCTATATCAATTTCACTCTCTTCAATAGGTAAGTCCATACCCCAATCTGATAAATCGTTCACGTTCCAATCTTCATTAAGCATATCCCAATCATATTCTCCGTATGAAACATTATCTTTTATGGTATATGCTTTTAGTTTTTCAACTGGTGTTTCTGGTGGAATTATTTTACAAGATAGCTCTTTTATACCCAACTCTAATGCAGCTTTATAGCGCATATTTCCACCTATAACCACGAACTTGTCATTATGCTTAAAGACGAGTAATTCTCGAAGTTCCAGCATTTCGGGGTCGTCTTGTAATGATTGCTTTAACTTTTTAAATTTTTCGTCTTTAATAAATCGAGGATTAGCAGGCAAACCTTTTATTTGCCCTTTATTCTCCGATAATTCTGTAACTTTTATCTTTTCTATCATAACACAAAAATATACTACTATACAAAGATAGTTAAAAGTATCTGATAATCAAATATATTTCACTAAAAAAGGTTTGAATATTAACTATAATTTAACTTTTATCACAATGTTCTTTCAAAAGTTCAAACGCTTCGTTTACAACTTCTGCTAATCTTTCCATCCTAAAAAACTATCTATGCCTTTTTCTCCAACAGCAGCACAAAACATTTGTACTTTCAATTCAAGTTCTTTATCTTTGTTCATAATCCTAATATTTTTTTTATCCTGTTCTTGTAATAATCGTTTGCGGCTTTCATAGCATCTTCTAAACAATCATAATTTTTCCAAAATCTCATTTCGCCAATACGAAATGAATAATAATTTAGGCAATGGGTAAGTTCTATGGTTCCAATTATCGTTTCTGCCCTGCCTGAAAGCCACACCAAATCGTGGATATTGTCTATCACACTCTGCTTGCCCTCGTTGAAAGCATCTTTCGTTATCTTATCGCACATCAGCAGTATGCGGTAGTTTGCCATTTCGCTTGTGCCATACTGGGCGTGTATTTCCTCACATCTTCTCTGCACATTGATTTTCTCTGTTGTTTTTGTTTTCTGTTCCATACGGATTTTCAATTTTGTTGTGTTCCAAAACTTCTAAATAGAACTCGTTTTCGTCTTCCAACTCTTTTATCTTTGCTTTTAGACGCTTAACTTCCTTATTGTACTCCTGCCGCTCAAAAGCAGCAAAAGTCAGTGGCTCACGCTTGCAGGTACAATCATGAATGTCGGCGCTTAGAACAACAGGCCAACATACAGGGATAAGCACCTTTCCTACGCCTTTGATATTTTTATAATGACATTTCATATACTGGTGATATATTCAGCGTAACAAACAACCCTAACATTGTTCTTCCTCAACTTGCTTGCAACTTTCTCCATATCTTCCTTAGTACCTTTGTAGGCTAATGAAAAATCGTGCGTCCACCAATATTCCTTAGATTTTCGTCTATCAACAAGCATTAAAGTCGTATCATCTTTCCTGCTATCTTGTACAATAACAAATAGGTCATTCCTTTGTTTTTCCCTATTTAATCTATCTTTTCTTTCTATTTCCTGCTTCCTGCGTTTACGTCTTTCTTTTTGACGAGTATAATAATCTTCGTCCAAGCCAGCAAGAGTTGCTATCGTGTTAACCCTTTCGTATTCTTGTTCTGCGATATATTCTTCATAAGACATATTTGCCTCATAATCATCGTATATCTCCGATAGATGACACGCCTCTGTGTCGTAGAAATCAAAATCACTCATACTTATACTGCTTTATTAAATTTCCTAATTACGTTCATATTTTCCTTAATTAAATTCACAATTTTTTCGTGATACTTGGAATTTTGGTTGCACACCCCACGAGATTGAACCAACTCATAGCGTTTCAAATTAACCTCAATAGTTTCTACACGCTCGTCATAAACCTTTGCAGTTAATAGAAGACTATCCAAACGTTTGTAATACTCGGCAGCAAACACACAGTGGTGCATTGCTTCGCCCTCCTGCATAATAGCATTAACTGTTGGTAGAACTTGGATTACGATAGTCCCGTCTGTAAGTTTGAGCCCCATAAAGCATTTACGAGCAACCTCGTATTTCATTGCAGCCTCCTTGTCTTCGAGCAACTTTTTGCGCTCAGCAATCTTCCTCTGCCTTTCTTCGTACTTGTGGTACATATTCATTGCTTCATCGTGAGCTTTTTCTAAGTCATACGGGCAAACGAACTTTGGATTTCTTATATCCTTTTGCGCACGTTTAAGCATATCTATCATATCAAGCCACATTTTTCCGTCTGCTATCTTATAGCCGTGTCTTAATGCAATCTTTATAGCTGCCACCTTATCTGCGTTATTGTAATCTCTATTCCACTTATAAGCCAATGCTTGAAGTAAAGAGAATTGCCCACACTTCCAAAGCGTTTCAAACATATTGTTCTGTATCAAACCCTCTATAACATCACGAGGTTGCATATTATGAAAACTTCCTTTTAAGCCGTTTCGCTTTAGTATAGGCAGTGCAGACGTTATCTTTGATGCCGATATAGGTAACATCTGTGTGTAGTCCTTGTAAGTAGATGGAACTTTCTTTAGAGTCAATTCACTATCAGTTATCCAGCTATCTATTCTGCCACTCATACAAAACCTATTCATAGCCTCAACTTCCATGTGACCACCAGCATTGAACCATAATCTTACTGGTTCGATTAGCTCATAGAGTTGCCTTTGCTTTCGTATCTGAAAGAAACGGCATACCTGCCAATTCTTGACACGAGAGGATATTACAAAGTATCGGTACATCGTTTTTTCGTAGGTACGTTCCTTTATCGTGTAGGAATGGTTTATGCCCCATTCTCTTTGCTTGTCTGTGATTGGAGGAATTTTTGCACTAATGGCAACTACCTCCCTTTGTATTTTGTTTCTCGGTTTCATAGGTCGAATAATGATGGTTCTGAAACTTTCTTTTCAAACTTTTTCTTAGGCTTAATGCTATCACGCTGCTTGGCAAGTTGCTCATTGTAGAAATCGTTTCGAGCCTTGTTTCTCAGTTCTTGCTTTTCTTCTTCCGTGAGTTCTACTTTGTGGTTTACAACCACATTGCAACTAATAGGCTTAATATCTTTAATGTTATCTTCGTCATAATAGTGTACTGCTATTCCGAAAATTTCATCATCTGTAAACCCATTACAACTACTTTTCTGAACTTGTGAGAGAATAAAGTTTACACACTCGTCTATATTCTTATTCTCCTTTGCATAAGATTTTGCAAATAATTCGTCAGTCTTAACACGCACTTCCAAGTAATCTTGGATAGTGCGCTTGAAATTTTCTGTTCCTTTCATTTTTCTTTTTCTTTTACATTCCCAAGAAGCTCTGGATTATCGTATATATTACCTACAATTCGGAAAGAACTTATACCATAAGCAACTACATTGAAACTACATTCTTCTTGATTATATTCTACAAGATGAAAGTGTACGTTATCGGAAGTAATTATGTCGCCTTCAAAAATGTGCTGTTTCTTTGCATCTTTCAAGCCTATATATTGCCCGATTGTTTTCTCTTCAACTAAAAACGGACTTACCGTATCATTATAAGAATCTTTGATGTAAAATTCATCTCCCTTGTTGAATATAAACCCCCGTTCCCATGCACCTGTTTTTACATTCTTCGCACGAAACAATATTTCTCTTTTCATAAAATCTCAATTGAGTAATCCAAAAAATCATCATCACCTAATACGATTTCTGCGTTATCGTACATATCAAACACTTTTATTTTTGCTTCTGTTTTACTTGACGCTTGTACTTTGACTTTTCTTTGTAATGTCTCAGTAATAACTACTTCAAACTCATTCATTGATCATATTTTTTTATTTACAAGAACTTAGACACATTTTTAATTTCCTGCTGATATTCTTTACTCATTGGCGCAAATTGGAACGACTCACTTTTGAGTATTGCACTAAAAATTATTTTAGGCAATATAAAATCATTGTCGTACTTTGATAAATCAACGCACCCACTTTCGAGAATTTTTTCCAACTCTTTTTCCAACTCTTCAGAAAAAACATTGTTTAATTCTCTAACTTTCAATAGTAATTCTAACTTTTCCATTGCTCTATATTTTATAATTATTAAAGTTTTAATTAAATGCACCCAACCACATAACTAAATATGGTTTGTTTGTTTAGCTTTTGGTCAATCCACATAATTACAATATGCGCTTACCATTTTTTACAACATGCTCGCAAATAGCCTCTCGCCAGCAATTAGCATAATCTGCTTTAAAAATATTCTCAAGACATTCTCTTCCTGATGTCTTTATTTGCGTTTTCTGCAATTTGAAAGAAAACTCTCTATCGTACACAATTTTCATTTTGTAACCATTGACAGAAATATCTTTATCGCTAATTTCAACATTGAAAAACGTAGATGGAAGTTTTTTATAGATAGTCCTATGCTGCTTCTTCCCAAGTTTCTCATTAAAGAAACATCCTCTGTCTTCTAAAACAGAGTTAATTTTTTCGATAACGAATGTTGTTGTTTCCATAATTCTTTCATTACTCTAAATATTATTAATGTGACTTCTCATTTCATCAGCTTCGCAGGCAATACTGTATAGTTCTTCGTTTCTACTGTTTACAATTTGCCCTTCAAAATTACTCACATAAGGGAGCGTGCTGATAAAATAATTCTTGCATTTTTCCCAATCTCCAGACGACACAACTACATCATCAGACTTAACGGTCCACCAACCTTTTTTAGGTTGACTTATGAACACTTTCTTACCGCAATACTGCTTGCTTGACACAGCTACTGCGTATGGTTCTTCACTATACTGATAGTGATAGTCTGAAATCTAATGAAGCAATCTTAGCTTTAGCCAAAGACTCTTTATTAATGGCTCAATTTCGTTAAAACTGAATGACCACATGTTCCCGCAAGCAGAACATTCCACCAACACCTTTAATTCAGTAGGTTCATTTTTCAACCCTTTCAGATACAAAGTGTCTTGACGTCCATTGTAGCCCATAGAGTAAACAATGCCTTCCTCTTGTTTTTGGAAATCCTCACCAACATCAAAACCATGTGGACAGCGAATATTGACAAGGAAGCCCATGTGCGGCTCTTTCAGTTGAACCGTACCTTGTTTTTGCAACCCCCTTATATCTTCCTCATTAAACTTGGTTGTGTCAATCATTAATTTACAAGGAATACGATCATCATTCAAAAGAAGTGAGTAATTGAAATCTCCTGGTTTTATTCCATCCTCGTCTGGTGTCGGTATTCTCCAATAGAGATTGTCTGACATATACGGATAAACCAACTCTCCGATTTGTTTATAACGGCAATAGTACATTGAGTCACAAGTACCTATCTTTACATCTACTCCGTCTATCTTTCTTTTTGCATATTCTCCCATAGTTGTATGATTTATTTGTTTGCTAATTCTGTTTCTTTAATCCGTTTGTTGACATATTTCAAGATGTCTTTATAGGCTCTTTTCCGACCCCTCAAAATATCAAGCCTTTCATCTACCTTTTCAACCTCTTCGAGATCTTTGGCGAAATTCACCCCAGTACAAAGAATATCCATACGACGATTCAAATCTTTTATTTCATTTCTTATTACTGAAATGTTAGGAAAAAATCTACCACTATTTAATTTTTCGCACAAAGGTTGATAAACCTCTTGGTAGGCTTGTTCGTTTTTTTGACTATATTTCATTGCTCTTAATTTTAATTGTTTAACCTATCATTCTTGAATATCTTGCGCTTACCATTAGAAAGCGTCTTTTCCACTTCTTCGGTGTAAAACTTAGAAGTAAAACGAGATAGATAAAGCCTCCTACAATAATAGGCAAGCAGTTACTAACTAAACAAACTACAAATGGAGATAATAATAAACTTCCAGTTGTAAAAATTCCGACTCTTTTCATTGCTCTTAAATTTTAATTGTTTATTAATTTTGATATTGCAAAGTTATAGACAAATTACTGAATATCAAAATTTAATCTTAGAATAATCTATATAATTAAGAACAATTCACAAATGACTGGCTGTTAGGGAGTTAGGTTGTGCTTATGTCCTTTTCTCGTTTTTCTTTTTAACGATAATAATAAGCCAATGAAGCCTTACGATGTGCTTCTCGTGGCTGTGTGGTAACTTTCCTTATTTTGAGTCGTTGAGCAGCTCAATTGGCAAGAGCGTTCCATTGATGTTAAGATACGTTGTGTTTTCTCGTTGTGTAACATCGTATCGTCTTACTGCTTCATCTTGCAATTGCTTGTAAAGGTTTGCTTTTCTTTTTTTTCTAATCTTTGCAAAGAATCGTTTTACTCTTTCCAAAATTGTTGGTTGTGCGCTGTCGGCACTGAAATCTATTGTACTCATTTGTTATAATCGAAATATAATGATTATTCTTCTTCTATTTCACACTCTATCTGTTCCCAGCCTTTACAAGCAGATAACAGCCTTTTAAGTTCTCTTCCTTCGCAGGTGTTTGGTTGAGTATTCTTGATATCTTCCTCAACATAGCTTTTGAGCTTAGAAATGAGGTCTAAAACTGTATACTCTTGATTAATGTATTCCTCACGCCAATCTGTTTCAGAAGTATCAGCAGAAATACATTTTCCAAGCTCATCATCCCAATCGTCCTCAGCTATATAGTTTGTAGTAGAAAGTGTAACTTCTCTCGTGATAGTTTCTGTTACATTGCATTCACGCTCAATTTCAGAATTTTCTACTTGGTTCCAAGGTGCTCTTGGCGTATCTGCACCAAGAGGATAATCATAATTGTTATACATTTTCAAAATCTCCTTTATTTTTTTTTATTTCATTGCTCTTATATTACGGTGTAAAAATAGTAATATTTTCTGATATTTCCAAACATAACTACTTAAAAATCAGCAAGTCTTGTAATTTTTAACATTAATATCTGTGGATAATATTTTTGCGCTTTTGCGCTTTTCTGTAAGCATCTTGTTCCTTGTCTATTTTATATCCCCAGTTCAGTGCGCCATACAAAGCTGATCTATACCATGACTTTTCTTCCTCAGTAGTAAGATAATGATTATCTTTAACTAAACGATTCACAAATTCAACATCTCCCATATTATTTCTTTTTTTTATCAAACCATTGTGCTATAGCACTTTTTTCATACTCCTTACTGGTTGCGATTTCTAAAATTACATCACCAATAGATTTTACTTCTCTCATCAGAATGGGGTATTATCCTCTACCTGCGGTTTATTGTCTAACTCGTAAAACTGCGTAAACCTACCGTCAAAACCAACAAGCGCATTACCAGTACCTACACCACGTCCCTTAGCAAGTATAAGTTTTGCTGTACCGTGAGTGCTTTCATCGTGAAAATCTCCTTCGTACTTAGTACTATTGTCTGGAAACGCTTCTGGGCGGTCAATCAGAACTATGTTATCAGCACTTTCCTCTATCTGTCCTGACCCTCGTAACTGATTAATAGACGGATGACTACTACCTCTCGATAACTGCGAAAGTAGGATAACTGCTACCCCGCATTCCTTTGCTATATTCTTTGCAGAACGAGCCATGTAAGCCAAACTTGCTTCTACGCTATTACCAACCTGTGAATAAATCTGTAAATAATCTATAACAGCCAATTTGATCCCTTTTGTCCTCACAAGCGACCTAATAGATGTTATCGTATTGTCAAACGAAACAGTAGCCCGTTCATCAATATAAATTGGAAGATCTTCTGTTTCTCCTACAGCTTTATCAAACTGCTTTAATTGATATTCTTTGAGTTTACAATTTACTATAACGCTTGATGAAATTCCTGCTTTACCACTGAGTACCCTTGCAGCCAGTTCAGACTTTCCCATCTCAAGAGAATAGTAAGCTACTGGATTACCAAGTCTTGCCGTGTTCATCGTTATATTCATGGCGAGTGATGTATTGTGGGTAACAATATATCCATCAGTAATATATAATTCACTGTCATGAGAAACAGAGATACATTGACATTCTTCTTCTCCAACATATTCTATCGACCTAATATTTATGCTCGTCTTCCTGTGTTTTGTCCGTTCTTTCTTTCTTGGCAACGAGACCAGTTCTCTATCGTTACAAGAACGGATGACGATAGAATAAACAATTCCACAATCTCTCCCGTACAAAGTAGCTCTCTTGTGAGACATTGATGCCCTGCATCCAAGAGAAAAGGCAAGTTCTTGGACGTCTTTTGCCAACCTTTCTGACGTAGTGTAGTATATGCACCTGCCACATTTGTCAACATATCCATCAGTATCCATGAGACCGTTTAACAGTTCTACCCTTTGTTCCCGATTACACCAAAAATATTCTTTCGGTATGAACTTAGTTTTGCTTGTCGTGTCTTTTAACCCCAATCTTTCGAGTTCTATAAGCATGGGATTTGCAGAGCCTCTCTTCGTGGAAATTATATGTGAATCATTGTGTATATGTAGATAATATCCAGCAGGAAGCATTTTTTCAATCTTCTTACTTATAAACTCATCGGGCTTACTCCATACAACTCCTCTTGTCAAACAACCATCTCCAAGTAAGACACCAAGCAGGTAAGGAGAAATTACGAACTCTTTCCGAAACCCATATTCGCCGCTGAAAGCAGGTACACTCATTCTGTTATGATACGAGTTCCCATCTTGCAGCTTTTTCAAATCCGTAGTATTCAACACATGATTAGATGCCCAACCAGGATATTGTACCTCCCACAAATGTTCTCCACAACACTTCACCTTTCTGCCATCAGAGAAAGTAACGTCATACATAGGTCTAACCCCACGCTTATAAACCCCTGTAACAAAAGATTTCCTTCCGTCAATAGAGCATACTTCCTGCCCGATACGTATATCTTTATTTTCCATCCATCCGTTAGGAGTGAGTATACGTGCATTCATCGGAAGAGCCTTACCTACCCCCGTAAATGCAGCTATAACGGTCAGAGTAGTGGGTCTTAGTAGAAAATGCTCATCAAACAATCTAAAACCTGTTTCAAGACTTTTTCGCTTGCCTTTAGCATTATCATTCACTATCTCTTTTAGTTCATTAACAGACTCAGAAAAGGAGTATATTCCACTATCTGCTATGTCGCTCTGTATCTCTCCGAGAGAGTTCATCGTATCATTGACCACCTCATTAAAATCCTCCATCGGATCGAGAGCTTTCTGTGAAGCCAGCTGAAGCTCAACCCATAATTTTCGTTGTTTCCACATTCTTCGCAACCGCTGTATATCCTGTTGGAGTGTATCAAAACTAACGAATTTGACTATATCCAAGAAAGATAATTCATCAACTGGATACAACATTTCGTGTGTCTTGGCATAATCAGACAATGCTTTTATATCAGAAACCTTATTATCCGTTATAACTCCAACTATACATTGATAGATAGCTTGATTTTCCTTTTGATAAAACATCTCAACGGTAAGCATGTCGCTGTACTCTCTCAATTTCTCATTGTAGCGCATCAGAGTAGCGAGAACAGCCAACTCCGTTTTCTCATCGTGAGGTTGCAACTGTGCTTCACCAATAATCTTAACTTTTTCTTTCTCTTTCATTGCTCTTTATGTCTTTTATCCTTAGATTCTATTTTTGCCACTTTTTAACCCTGTAATGGTTTTATATTTTGATTTTGGTATAACTTATACTATTATTCATTAAAAACGCCTTAAATCGCTTTATTTTGATTTTTCCGCTCCGAAATGACAATTTCAAGGAATTTTGCAACGTAATCCGTGAACTTCACATCAGTATATCTGTACCGCTTGCTTTCGATTTGTCTTGCGAACCAAACTTTCTCGTTGTAATTCACTTTTTTTATAAGAAAATAGTAATCTCCAGCCAATTCTGCCATATACCCTGCAAACGAAAGTAAATTATTATCAAACTCACAAAGGTGATAAGGGGTAATGACTTTATCTCCTGTCTTGCGATATTCAATAATGGAAGAGTATATCTTTGCGTTCCTTTCATCAGTAAACATATCTGCCGTAATGCAATAACTACAATCAGCGAACCAATCTGTATCAAACGTATTTAGTAATGTCCCGATGATGATATTTTCTATTTCCTGCCTGCGTGTCATCGTCTGAAGCTCTGTCCTGTAAATAATACTGGGTGGGTTAAATATACAAGTCTATCAAGTGTTCTAACACCATACTTTGCTTTTATCTCATCAAGCGTAAGGTTTGTAGTTAGTATAATAAGCTGCTTCCTTTTCTCGGCAAAAGCTATAAACTCCGAGAACACATCATTACTTTCACCAAACTTCTTGCTTATAGATTCTACTCCGAAATCGTCTATCAGTGCAGCGCAATCGCACTCCCTCAACTGCTCCCTTTTGTCGTTGATACTAAACCCGTCAAACTTCCATAAGTTAAGTCTAAGATAATAACGAAAAATATTAGGTAAGATATTTTCGCAAATCAAAGACTTACCTCGACCGACATTACCATAACACAAAAGTCCTTTGTGTTTATTGTTATCGAGCCAATCGACAATCTCGTTATACTCTGATGCCCATTGGTAATTATCTCCTACAAAATACTTCAAACCTCGTTCAATAACACTCTTGGCGTTGTCAAGATGAATACTTGTTATCTCTCGTTTCTCTCCGTTACAGAATATATTATCTTTTGTTACCATGGCTTTATTTTTTGATTTTTGTATTTTTCAGTGCTATTATCATATAGCACTTGTCCAATACTTGACCTATTTACAGTCGATATTCTGTTATCGTAAGCACCTTCAAGTATCTTTATAAATTTACTTGCTGTAAATACGAAGTCAAAATTAGCTACCCAGCCTGTAGAACCATTACAGAAATCACTTTGACTGACTTTTACGATAGCATTATGAATTTCGTCTAAAGTATAATCTTTTAGCCTTGCCTTTATAGCAATCTTTCGTGCATCTGTGAGTTTAGATATAGCAGGAATATTCTTCCCTTTCATCGTAGCGTTCCAAAAATCCTTTATCGCTTCATAGTCAATAGCTGGCTTAAATGAGTTTTTTGTCTTAGGTTCTTCTTTCGGACGGAAATCGCCAGATTTCTCATCTACGTTAGTAGATTCTTTATATTTATTTTCTTCTTTCTTTTCTTTTTCTTTTATATTTCTTTTATAGGGGTCATTTTGACCATGGGTAGGGTCATTTTGACCATGGGTAGGGTCATTTTGACCATGGGTAGGGTCATTTTGACCATGGGTAGGGTCATTTTGACCATGGGTAGGGTCATTTTGACCATGGGTAAAAACTTTAGGTTGTAAAGCTCTATATTTTGGAATACTAACGTTATTAATAACATTCTTATCTTTTTCAATCAACCCTTTTTCGATAAGAGAGGCTAATGCTCTTATGATAGTTTTCTTAGATACTAATGTCATTTGTTCAAAATATTTAAGAGAACTAAAACACCACGAAACACCGTCTTGGCTAAATCCATAAATAATAGCATATAAATCACGCTCAATACCTTTTAATGCATAATCAGTAACCATCCACCTATGGATAAGTATAGTATTTCCTTCCATAATGATTTGTTAAATTATTTTATACAATACCAATACGAATTATCACTTTCCTTGACAAGAAACACATCCGCTTTTCTTAATTTATCTATAGTCTTTGATACTGTTTTCTCAGAAAGAAATGACAAACATACAGCTATTTCCGTTTCAGGTATTCGTGTATACGTTAAATAATCAAAGTTCTTCCGGACTGTATCTGGATTTTCTTTGATGTAACACTTCATAAAGTCATACACTATTGCCGTACTTAGTCCAGAACTTTTAGCCATTTGGTCGTTAAAAGTTAGTTCCATAAATAAAACCTTCTAAAAATAACAACACCCCTAACTTTCAGTCCTAATGTCGCAAACAGACTTACTTGTTAAGGGGTTGATTGTATATGTTCTTTCCATTTGGTTGCGACTCCAAGATATTAAATTCTGTTATTCGATTGTAAAGTTAGTAAATTATTTCATGTTAATCTAAGAATAATCTAATAAAATTATTATTGCTAACATTTTTTCAGATATTCACCCTTATACCCTTTAACGAACTAAGCCTTTTTACCTCTGCCGTATAATGCTTAATCATCGCCTCCAACTCAAAATTAGCCCACTGCTTACTCTGGTGTGACTTTGCTGAAAGCAATTCAAACCGCTGCATACCAATTTTACGAATCAAATTGGCTTGGTAAGCAATAAGATGATCTGAGCTAAATCTGTTACAAAATTTACATTCAGCATGGCAATCATCTTCATCAAACCTAACTGACATATTCCTCCTGCTAAAGAAATGTCCACAATCAGCTTGGTCGAACGGTTTTATCTGAGCGCACGAAATACACCTAAAATATCCACTTGGCATTGCATCACGTAAACGGATATATGCTGAGAATACCTTATCAAGTTTTTTTGTAAGATTAGGTTTGCTTCGTGTAGGTTTCTTTCTATGTGCTTTTTCTTCGCTGTGAGCGTCTTTTGTATTCTTTTTGAAGTAGTATTTGTTCATCATTTAAATATCGTCTTAAATCGCTTATTTTTATCTAATTCTATTTCACCGTCCGTAGACATAGACAGCACTTCTTCGATAACTGTTTTTTCTGCATCGCCAAAGCTGCATGCTTCAATCACATAGCGTTCTTTTACCTGTTTCTCTAATTCCTTTTCTGTCAGCCTTTTATAGCTGACGGTGGTTTCAAACCAAATAGATGTTTTCTTTCTCATAAGGTCTCTTTTCTTTTAATCATTTTGTTCAATAAGTGGCAACACTCCGTGTTCCTTTAGTTTCTCATACAAGAACAAATGTCCTTTTTGCGTCCATTCTGAATGCTGCTTGGTTTCTTTCCTTCTATCATTATGTTCTATTACTACAGATTCGCTTTGAACGTAGCCATAAGGAAGGTATTTTGCTTTTAAAATCCATTGACCTGCAATCTTATGCTGAACACCTAAATTGCGAAGTAGGACGTTAAAAGCCTTTGCACTCATGCCGTAGTTCTGCGCTATACTTGTCGTACAGATGGTAGCCGTGTTCCTCAAAATCAAATCGCAATAATCGGCTTTAGGCTTCATCGTAACAACAGCGTCGGAAAGATCTTTTATTTCTGTTGCGTTTTGCATAAGCGTTCTTTGCTGTTCTTCTATCTTTTTCTTACAAGACACAGCTGTTCTATATTGAACTTAGATGAGCTGGCTGGGTGTGGTGGCTCACGCCTGTAATCCCAGTGCTTTAGGAGGCCAAGGTGGGTGGATCACCTGAGGTTAAGAGTTCGAGACCAGCCTGACCAATATAGTGAAACCCCATCTCTACTAAAATAAATACAAAAATTACCCAGGCGTGGTGGTGTGCACCTGTACT